CTATACAGATAGTGCGGGTATCGCCCCATTCGCGGCCCAACATACGTACCGCGTATTCCTCGCCCCGTGCTAGATCATCGGTTAGAACCGCGTTAGCGTTCCCGTCATAGTCGCCTATGGTGATGCGGTATTTTTTCTGTTGTGTTTCTGTTGTTGGCATTATTTGCCCCTTTTCTGTTTGGGAGCTTGCGCCCCGTTGGTGTCATTATTGCAAACCGTGTAACACTTGTCAAGGATTACACGATCTAATTGTGCGGGTTTATTGTCGCCCACATAAGTAAGGCGTCGTCGTGGTGGAACTCTTGCGGCATTAGTTCATCGTGGCAGTGTGGGCAAGGTTGCCCCTTGCGGCGGGCGTTCCATTCCTCCAATGTCAAGAATGGCAGTTTGATAATCTCCCAACCGCAACTAGGGCAATAGCTACCGCACGTCAATGTTTCGCCACTCATAGCCCCGCCTCGACACATACGCAGCCCGCACGGGGGCGGGAGCAGTCGCCACAAATGGCGGTGATGACTGTCACGGAGTCATTAGGTAGGCGAACGATAAAGGCACCTAGATGGGATAGGCGGGTGAACGGGGCGATAATCTCCCCGCCGGCCTTGACTATGGCATCAATGTAAGCGGGGTCACCGCCTACGGCCTCGACAATGGAACAGTGTTCAGGGTGCATTAGTGGCCGCCTTTCATAAATGGAAGAACGTCGGCAAGCTTGCCCGACGTGGAACGGGGCAGAATAGTGACCGCCTCTCCACTGTCGAACACACGACGCACACGGGAAAACTCTCCGATGGGGGCGATACGTGCAGCCCGCCCCGCCTCCGTAGTGCAGATAATGCCGTAGGCATAAGTTAGGTCCCGCGAACGGGTGACGGCCTCCACCGTGAACCGTTCACCGTCTAGTTCCGGTATGACGTCGCCTACCTGCAAATTAGAGGCGGTAATAGATACTGTTTCCATTAGTCCATCTCCAACGGCGGTAAATGTCCACCCCGCAACACGTGACACAAGGTAGCTACCCTCCGTCACGTTGTCACCGTTAGGTTGGCAACCTTGCAGGCGCACGGTCTTATCCCCGACAGACAAGAACCGCATAAACCGCAGCGCGGTAGGGCTGCCAGGTAACCACCCCGTGACACGGTAAAGGGTGCCTATAGTGAGGTAGTTCATACCTCCGTCGATGGTAAATGTGTTCATTGTTTTCCCCTCTTAGAGTTCTACGACGTTCAAGGCGTTATCGACAATGGCTAGCTCATTATCGGCCAACCACGTGGTGAGAACCTCCAACACGGCTGCGGCCTCCACCCGCAAACGTGTGTTCAAAACGTCGTTCAGGCGTGTTGTTAGGTCACTATTAGCGCAGTCAATGCAGACACCTACACCGTCTAACGGTGCAGAATTACCGCATTTAGTGCAGTTGTCCCACTCAGGCTCATTGGTCATTTTTTGCCCCTTTCGGCGTGCCGGCGGAATTGCCGACATAGAGATTATGACCAACCGTGCAACACTTGTCAAGCTCATAAACAAGATTATTTATCAGGCCATCGACACCCCCACAAGATCGCAAACAACGCCGCCAACGATCACCCAACAACGGCACCCAACAACAGTCAAGGCGGAGCTATCCGCACGTCACTCGCGCGGGGCGGTAGGTGTCTCGAATTAGCCAGGTAGGGGGGGTAGGGGGGGGTGCCAATGTCGCGCCCATAATCGTTGTTATGTAATTTTCTCTCCCGCATTGGTGATTATGGCGGGCCGCGGGGCTAACGGGGGGTCTGCCGAGGCGCGGGTAGGGGGAGTACTGTATTACCGGAAAGCTACGGATTCACTCTTTTTGTGTGGTGGGCTTGTTGGTGACTGTGTGTGGTGGTTGACCACTGTGAGTGACGGGCTAGTTGTTTTACACAGAGGGAGGCGGAGAAAGAAGAACCAGTGCCGCAGAGTCGATGATCAACGTCGAGATGGTGGCACTTCTTGGCAACAACCGAGCTTGCGAGGGCGTTAGCAGAAAGACTGTCCGGTGTCTGGCTAGGGGGTGCTAACAGTCTCCCCCACGCTTTACCACTTCAACGAGTGGATGGTGGCCGTGACTAGATTTGTTTTAGCCGACACCGAATGATGTAACGAGATGACGTTCGTAACGCTGCTTGTTTCTCTTACGCAACAGGGTCAGGTTCGGTCTTGGGTACTGATTGGTTGCAGGAAACATCTACCCACGTTTCCGTGTGTGAAATGCCCCGCACCATGCAACCGGTGTACAGCCCTGCTTGCCTCGCCTGTCTTCCCGACGGTAAGGACTTGTTCTGTTGCGAACTTGACTATAGCAGATGTGTATGCTTGTTTCTACTCAGTAAATGTAAAACTTGTTTAGAAGCGGGAAGTTTTGTGGATCGATTTAAATTTTATGTGGGGACAAACAACCCGTCGTGGTTGTGGAATGAAAACAATACGAACCCGCTGTTTGTTTCTGTTCGTCGGCTTCGTAAATACAAAAAGTTTCGACCTTCAGGTGTTTCTTGGTCTTGTGACAGTGGTGGCTTTACGGAGCTTTCTATTTTTGATAAGTGGGTTACACCGCCAGGTCAGTATGTTGAAGAACTTTACCGTATTACAGATGAGATTGGTTTGATGGATTGGGCTTCACCACAGGACTGGATGTGTGAACCGCACATGATTCAAAAAACAGGGAAGTCGATTGATGAGCATCAGCGTTTAACTTGCGAAAATTTTCTTGAGTTGCAAGGGTTAGCACCGGATCTTCCTATTATTCCTGTCTTGCAGGGGTGGGATCCTGATGATTACAGGGTTCATTTAGATATGTATTTGGATTATGGGGTTGATCTTCGTGATTATCCCACCGTTGGTATGGGGTCGTTTTGTCGTCGTGCAAACGTACAGGGCGTTAAACAGTTGGTGGAGGATTTGTCTGCTTACGGTCTAAAAATGCACGGGTTCGGGTTAAAGAAGGATGGGTTGAAACTTTTTCGTAATCATCTTGTGTCTTCTGATTCTATGGCTTGGTCTTTTACTGCTCGTACTGCAATGTGGCAGGCCATGAAGTTGGGTTGTGAAACAAAGTATTTGTGTGATCGCACGGATCATAAAGCTAGGAACTGTGGTGATTGTCATCGTTGGGCGATGATGTGGGCTGATGATGTAGCATCAACACAGCAAAGGATGTAATGGGTACTAAACGATCTGTCCCTCCTCAGGACAAAGCCAAGTTTTTTGCGTTGATCGCGTCGGGGCGTACCATCAAAGATGCGTGTGCTGAAACAGGGGTGCATTACAACACGGGTTCACGTTGGGTGAAAAAAGCGAAACTGTTGGAAGCGAACCGTAAAGAAGCGGCCCATAAGGTTTCGTCTGGTGCAGGATCAGGCGGTAGGCAATCTGTTGCACACCATAATTTTATGGATGCGATTGATTTGCCGTCAGTTATCCCGTATGAGCATTTGTGCGATAACGCTAAACGCGGGTTGGAAGATTTTGATTTTTTCCGTAGCCACTATCTTGGGCGTGTCCCATCGCCGTGGCAGGTCGAAGCAGCAGTGCAACTTGTTGGGTTGTTGGAGTCTGAAGAAAAAGAATTTGTGGTGTTGAACGTTCCGCCTGGTGCGGGTAAGTCCACATTGTTTCACGATGTTGCGGTGTGGGCGATTGTTCGTAACCGGCGTGTTCGTGTGATGATTGGGTCGGTTTCTCAGAACATGGCGAAGATGTACTCTCGTCGTATCCGTGAAACGCTTGAGCGTGTGATGCCTATTGAACCTGATCCGATGATGGTTCAGAAGGGGTTGGCTGTCAACGCGGAAGGCTGTCTAACGATTGACTATGGCAGGTTCAAACCTGTCGATAAGGGGGCGTTGTGGCGTTCAGAGGAGTTTGTTGTTGAACAAGAAGACGGAAACGGTTTGGATAACAAAGAACCAACAGTCCGAGCCTACGGTATTGAGGCAGAGTTCATCGGCCACCGTGCCGACCTTTGCTTGTTTGACGATGTGGCCTCACCCGATAACGCCCGTGAAAGTGTGGCTCGCGACAAACTCCTTGAACGGTGGGACAATGTGGCTGAAGCCCGATGCGACCCAGGTGGGTTGCTAGCTGTTATCGGGCAGCGTCTCGGTTCGGGTGATTTGTACGCTCATTGTCTTGCGAAGGAAACGTATGACATTGAAGAAGACATCAACTATGACGGTTCGGATGTGCAATCCCCTGAAGATGTTGAATCTGGTCAGCCTGTCCGACAGAAAAAATACAAGCACATCATCTATAAAGCGTATTACGAAGAATTAGATACCGGTAAGGAATCTCGTTCGTTCAAATCGTTGCCGTACCCTGAAGGTCCGTTGCTTGACCCGAAGCGTCTCCCGTGGAAAGATTTGTCGTTTATCCGCTACAACAAACCTGACGTGTTTCAGGTGGTGTACCAACAGGAAGACCTTGATCTTGATGCTCGACTGGTGGACCGTACTTGGATTACTGGTGGCAAAGGAGCAGATGGGGTGGATTACCCTGGCTGTGTTGATAACGAACGCCAACCTGGGTATATCCCTGAAGGTTTAGCGCATCCGTGGGTGTCTATTTGTGCGGTTGACCCGTCACCAACAATGTTTTGGGCGTTTGTTTGGATTATTTACCAGCCTGAAACCCAGATATACCATGTGGTTGACCTTGAACGGGTGAAGTTGACCGCTGAAGAAGTCCTTGGATTTAACACTTCGACGGGGGAGTATT